AATAAAATATAATCATAAAACAATGCTAAATCTTCTTTTAGTTTATTTTCCATCTAGTTGATTCCTCAGTTTAAAAACCTTTTTAAGTTCTTCAAATGCTACAAATGCAGATTCTTTAAACGTGTTTGTTTCTTTGTCGTATTTAACGCCAATGTATTTTGAATGTATTGGTTGACCCCTGTGTTTTTTAGTAATTAAAAATTGAAATAATCTATTGCCTACATAAAACGGTTGTAAGATATATAAAAATTCAGCTAAATTTGGTAAAGTTTTATTGCCTCGTATGTCGTTTTCATCAAGCAGTTTAGAACTATTTTCTTGTACGCTACCACCAGAGTGAGCAATGACAAACAATGCTAAATCATTTTTGCATAAACCTTTAAGCCAGCCAGCCGCTTGTTCTTGTTCCTTTGGTGCTGAACCTAAGTAAAGTTTTGATGTTGTTAAGTTATCAATTATAATTAAATCATAATTAAAATGTTCAACAACTTGGTTTAAATACTTGTAAACATCACTGGCACTTTCTTTTTCGCCCATGCTTTGTTCTGAAATGATGTGTAAGTTTTCAGAATTTTCCGCAACCTTGTCACTCATACCAAATGCAAATTCATCTTCAAAATCTTCTTTAGTTTCTTCCGTTAACCAAAGCAACACTTTCATTTCTGGGTTGTGTTCTATAAAATCAATTATCATAGTTCTTACAAATGTACTTTTCCCAACACCAGTCGGCGCAATAAGCAAGTGCATTTTATTTCTTCTTAGACCGTTGTGGTTTGAAAAAAGTTTTATGTTAGTTGGGAATTGCCTAGCTTTTCGTTTAGACATTCTTTCAATTCTGTTTTCTTTGGTTATATCAATTTCTAGTGGAAACACTAAAACCCCCTATTAAGTAAAGCTTCAACTTCATTTTGCAATTCAATTGTTTTGTTCTCTTGGTTTTCGTATTGGCTTAAGTATTCATCTTCCCAGTGTTCCCCATTAACAAAAGTTGAAAACTGTTTAATATATTTAATATCTGTGTTTTCTTCCTTGCAGTGTTTTCCGTAATTAATTACACCTTGCATTACTTTATTATATGTTTCATCGGTTTTAATTATTGTTTGTAATTTTTTAACACCAGCCGCTTTACCAACTTTTTTCGGGTAAGCAGAATAAATTGCATCAATATCAAATTTACTTTTAACGCTATGCTTTACAGGTTCAGTCTTTTCTTTTTCTTTTCTTTTCTTTTCTTTTCTTTTATTAGGAAGGTTTGGATCACTTTTGTTTGTATATTTCCCCATATATTTCGATAAGTTAGGTATACTAACCTCCACCCGATTTTCAGTATAAGTGTAGTTTAATATAGATATACTTGCAGAATACTCTAAGAATACTTTCAACTTATTCTTATGTAATCTTAATTCTTTTATCAAAGTTCGTTGGTGATAAACGCATATTTCGTTATATTCATCCGAACAATTTGATGCCTGTAATTCCAGTAAAGCAAAGAAATAGAAGTAACCAGCAAGCCCAAATCTATCCATTAAATCTTGAATTTTATCATCATTTCTGGCGTTGAATAAATGCCTAAAATAATTTTTTTTGCCGCTTGCCATTTTATTTTCCCTCTAAGTAATCGTTTAAAGCCTTTTCACTCACTTTTATTTTACCCATACCAGATAATTTTTTAATTTTACCTGTTGATATTAACTTTAATATTGTTCTATAGCCTGTTCCTAAGATTTTTTGCAGCTCTTCTACACTGTAAACTTTTTGCATTTGTTTTTCCCCTTTGGTATATAATTTGTACATTATTGTAAAATAACTATTTACTTTTTATTTTTCATAAAGTAAATTACAAAAACAAAAATTATACATTTTACAAACGAGGTGAAGAAAATGACTACTAAACTAAATGTTTATCAAAAAGTTAACAAAGTAATGAGTGAAATATCTTACTTACAAAAAACAGCAAAAGTTGGTTCTGGTTCTTACGGCTATACTGCTTTAACACACGATCATGTTACAAGTTCAATTCAACCATTAATGGTCAAGTACGGATTAGTTGCGGAAACATCAATGATAAATTCTGTTTTTAACCGCTACGAAGTTAAAACTAAAAAAGGTGATATACAAGACAGGTACGACGTGCAATGTGATGCAAAGGTAACTATTGTAAACATAGATGAACCAACAGAAAGGTTTTCAGTTACGGCATCAGCACAGGGTTTTGATCCGCAAGACAAAGCAAGTGGTAAAGCTTATTCTATGGCAACAAAGTATGCTTTATTAAAATTATTTATGTTAGCCTCTGGTGATGACGAAGAAACTAGAGTTGAAGAAACAAAAGCTGTTAATAGTATAAATGATGATTTAAGAATTGAGTTAACAGAGCTATTAAAAGCCAATGGAAAATATACACCAGACTTAGTAAAAATAATAAACTCATTAGATTACAAAACTTTAATCACTAAGATTGAAAAAAACAAACAACCAACAAAGGGGTAAGAAAATGTACGCAAACACAACAATTCTAGGAAGAATCGTAAGATCAGAATTAAAAACACTTCCAACAGGTAAATCAGTATTGAATTTTTCGGTAGCTGTTAACAAAAAGTACAAAGAAAAAGAAACAACAGTATATTTTGACTGTGTTGCATGGGAAAAGACAGCAGAAGTTATTGAAAAGTTTTTTGACAAAGGTGCAATGATTTTTCTTTCAACTGAGCCAGAAGATGCTAGTTACGAAAAAGATGGTAACAAGGTTTATAAGACAAATTACCGAGTTAATACTTTTGCATTTACTGGTGAGAAAAGAGAAAGCAGTGAAAACAAAGTTGCAGCACCAAAACCAGAAGCTAAATTTGCAGCGGATGATATTCCGTTCTAATGAATAGCAACGACCTTAAGAAAATAGCAACCGATGTAAATCTTGATAAAGAAATTTATGATAATTGCATCGTTTGTTCTACAGAAACGCATATCGCTAATCTATCACTGGTTAGCGGTAAGTGTTTTATTTGTGAAAACAACGCTGCTAAGAATAAAAAGGTATTAAAGGAAATGGTTAGAATCAGCAAAGAAATGGGGGAATTATGAAAAGTTACCAATTAAATTTTGTTAAAGATATGAACGAAAAGCATTCTTTTGAATTTGTAAAATTAATCGATGGTGTCTATCGTTTTAAAAAGCATAAAAAATATGGAAAAAAGCTTATAGAATATATGTACTACACTGAGGGAACTTGCTCTATTTGTATGCAACCGCACTTTAAGCGCCGTAACAATAAGACAAAATCTGTTCACATTGCCTGTCAAATTAAAGAGAGGTTTAAATGATTAGTTATTTTTATAATGCAATTCTAGATCACGAATCTATAGTAAATTGCATCAGTTTTTTTGCGCTACTTATTTCTATAAGTGTTCCGATTAAAAATAATTTGGAATTATCTTTTTATGGTGGCTTAACAATTTTGAGCTTTGTAATGATTTGTCTTAGCTTATTTGTAAATGTTTTAGAGAAGGGTTTTTAATATGAAAACAGTAAATTTTATAGAAGCAGTAAATAGTGGTAAGAAAATTTGCCCCATAGATTATAGTCAGTTTTATTATACCGTAAAGGATTTGTTGGGCGGCGACTATACTATTCAAGAATTAGTAAATTCTAAATTCATACTAGAAGAAAAAGAAATCACAATTACTGAGTCTCAATTTGATAAGGCTTGGAACTTAGCTAGTACGGAAGCTTTTGCAAATTTTAAAAGTATTCCCCACACAATCAAAAAAGAGCTAGGTTTTTAGTTATGACAAATGAAAAACTATTAATAGAAGCCTATAGGGAAACAATAGAAAATATTCAAAGGCAACGTGTAGAAATATTTAAAGACATTAAAAGGTTAAAAGAAATTAATGAGTCTAATCCTTGCAGAAAAGAATATGGAAAACTTGCATCACTATTAAGTAAAATAAAAGGCATAAGAAAAGCTGCCTTAAAGGAAAATATAAATGTTTAAATATGAAGGCAACAGCCACCTAATAAAAGATTGTATAGTTATTGCAAATGAACTTGTTTTAAATAATGAGTTTAGAGACAGAATAAAAGAATGTGAATTTGATATGGCAACTTGTGACGGTGTTGTCATAGAGGAAGATATAAAAGATTCTGCTGAATATGCAAAAGTTTCTTTGGGTTTTCCAATGTACCCAGCTAGTGAAAAGATGGAAAAGACAAGACATTTTGTTAATTATATACCGGTTCACCCTTTAATTGTTAAAACTTACAGGTCTAAAAACCCTTGGTCATCAGCACTTGGTTATTTTTCACCAAGCAAGCCGGATCACATTTTTTTAAATAACAGAAAATTAAACAGAACTAAAGGTTCAATTGTCGCAACACTAATTCACGAAATGGTACACTATTGTGATTTTTTAAACGAAGTTGAGAGTTACGGGCATGGCGATAATTCACCAAATGGAAAAGAAAATACAGCACCATTTTACATTGATAATATTGCTGAGAGCATGGTTGATAATAAAGAGCCAAATTTTAAAAACGTAGAAAATGAAAATATTAAAACGCATATACCATTATTTACAAAAATTATTAATATGATAAAGGGGTTTTTCCAATGATTGATGACAAAATATTTAATAGAATTTTAGAACTAACAAACGAGAAGATGAAGCTCGGTGCAAAGTATAAAGAAGAAAGAAACAAACTTGTAAACATGAGTTATTCAGATAGAACAAGAACTAAGCTAGCTAAAAGAATATTGACATTAGAGCAATCTATAGAGCACTGCGAAAACAATCTTAAACTTAATCAATACTTATCTGGTGGCTTTAAATAGTGAAATGTTTTTTTGACATTGAAACCAACTCGAAAGAAATTTACGAGGCTGAAATAATAGAGGCATATTTTTTGCTTGAATCCGGCGAAGAATATTTTTTTCAGTCTCAGATAGATAATTGGTCGTTCGAAGCTCAAGAGATTCACAAAATTGAGCAGAAAACAATGCTGTGTTATCCACCGAAGAAAGATGCTTTTCGGTCTTTACTAAAGTGGATATCACAGTTTAATATTACCGAGTTTATTTGTTTTGCAAATCCAAATACTATGCAAGGTTTTATGCACTTTGACCTAGCTGTTATTAAAGTTCAGCTAGATCAACTCAGTTCTAACCACACGCTGTTTTATAAATACTTCAATGACAATGTAACCAGTGTTCATACAATGGCTAGAACAGCCGCTAGAGACCGATTATTCACACCTGTCAAAAAATTGTCACCAACTGGCAAAATTGTTCAACAATTAAATCAGTCTGCGGTTTATTTTGCACTGTTTAATAAATATTTTGATAATGCGCATTCGGCTAAAGATGATACACTTGCAATGATAGAAATATATAATGAACTTCTAAGGCTGCAAAATGAAACTAGAGATTTCTTTACCAAACATTGAACCAATAAGTTTAAACCACGCTACAAAAATCTCAACTAGAGGCAAATTTGCCACCAAATACAAGACCGAAGCATATAAGCAACTAGAGTCATCCATGGGGAATGCACTAAGAGGTTATAGAAAAGAAATCAACAAATTTAATAATAAATATACAAGCGGAAAATATTACCTAGTTGCCGAGTATAGGTTCTTTTATCCAATACTTTTAAAATCTGGTGATGCGATTTCAAAGAAATCTAAAGACGTTTCTAATTTAACAAAAGTTGTGGAAGATATTTTGTTTAAACAAATAATGGCTGACGATGCCGAAGTCATTTCTTTGACAGTTACAAAAATTCACAGCAAAGATATTAGAACCGAAATAATACTTGAGCTGAAAGATCTCAGACATATTCTTTAATTTTACTTTACACGACTTAGTTGAAACAATTACTGCATGAGTAAAACACAAGGCACTGCAAGTGAAATATTATTTCGCTATTTATGCTTAAAGAAAGATGTAGTTGCATCCACGCCAGATGTTGACAATGGTTGCGGCTTTGATGTTATCACCTCATATAATGGCAAATTATTAAAAGTTCAAATCAAAAGCACTACCTATAAAGAAAAAAATGGATACAGAGCAATGGCGTCTCATGGGTCTAATGGAAAGAAAAGCTATACAAAAAATCATTGTGATATTATTGCTGTTCACATAGTAGATATTAATACTTGGTACTTAATACCAATAGAAGAAATAAAAGCTAAGATAATAAAGCTATACCCCGATAAATTAAACCATAGATATTCAAAATATAAATCTGCATGGCATCTATTAGCAAGCTAAAATAGGTCTGATCTGACTGTTCCGTTAGTATTCTAAATTGCTTGATGCCATATCACCAAAAGCCTCTAATGCCATCCGTGGCACTAGAGACAATCGGGAGTAATCAAGTGGAATTAAACCTATTCAGATTTAATGCCAAATTGTGAATGTATTGAGAGGTGAATGTGAGGGGCATTCCCTATGTGAAAATAAGCCAATCTTTTTTGACCGCCACTAGATAAATAATGGAATCTTTTATATTCTGTTTTGTTGTTTATGTAGTTAACAAGCTCAGAAATTAAAAATGGATCTAAATCTTTTGTTCTAATGTCTATAGCTCTACATTCTCTGTGTGAGCTTGAAGTTCTATTTAATTTTTTATCTTCCGCTAGCGTTGAAATAGTTTCTGTAATTGTAAGGTCTACAAAGTGCCTTGATTTAGCATACCAATTTAAGTCTGCGTAAATCATGATAAGAATTGGATGCAATGAAGTGAATAATAGCATGTCTTTCTCGTGTTTAAAGTTCATTATGGATTTTTGTATAATCTAACAATGATGTGATAATCCGTAAAATCCTGAGCATTCGCCACCTTTCCACCAGAGGTTAAAAACAACATTGAAGTTCCTGCCGTGCTTGAAACAATACTCACGTTAGTGAGGTTACCAGCTGGAGAGAAGATTGCTAACCCACTATTCAAACTGCATTTCAAAATATTAAGGCTAGCATAAAACCCAGCTGGAACTGTATATATATCACCCGTGCCTACTGTAGTTATACCAGTGAGAGCAAATATATCTACTAATTGTTCGCCGCCGTAAAAAGTACTCATATTTATTCCTCTAGTTTATGGGTCTATAAAACAAATTAAGACCGCTATTAAATCCGCTTATCATAGCAGTATTAAGTTTTAGGTATAAAGATTCGCCCTCAAGAAAAGTTGTCTTTGCAAATGTTGGCAAAACTGTTCCTGCTGGATTAACCTCTGTATTTGTTACTAAGTTTTTAAAAGCTGAAACTTGGCTTGTTGCTGTGACTTTTGGTGTTACAATAAAAATGCTTCCCTGATCAACACCATTGACATCAATCCAATTTATATCAAATTCAGTTGTTCCACTTACACCGCTTTGATTCCAAAAGTTAACGCCTGTTATTTCCGAGTTAAAAAAGAAAGCAGTGACACCATCATAAAAATTAAGACCAGTTGCAACGCCGTATGATCCATTTAAAACCCACCTATGCGAATCAACTTGATAGGTGTTTATAAAATTATTTTGAGCAGCAACACGAGTAAAAACAGCCTCACTTATAGCGGCTTTATAACGCACATCACCAACTCTTAATTCTTCTCTTGATGGTATAACTAAATCACTATCAGCCATTATTTATTCCTTTCTTGTTTTAATTTTACTCACAACATTTTCAAAAGTAAATTTAGATAAAAGTATATGGAAAACCATCGTCTTTAAAGTTACTTCTATCAACTATGTGATTAATTTGTGGCGTAAATGGTAAATCACTTTCTAGCGTTACCGTATTGCCTATTATAGATTCTATTCTTATTAATTCGCTTGAACTTGTTTCTAAATAATCGTCAGAGTGAACATAAATTAAAGATGTTAATGATAAATTATCTGGTAAATCTACATCAAAAGTCTTGTTATCGGTCACGCTCGTTATTGTTACCCTTGCTGTGTTGTATCCAAACTGCAACTTATACTCAGAATCAATTCCAGCACCAGCATCATTGTAATCTGGCACTTCAACTATGTACCCAGCACTAGGTGTAAATGATAGAGGTGTATCTAAAATTAATGCAGCATTATTTGTCGGGTCAATTTCAAAGGCAACTGTATCATCATCAAGGTAATCTTTACTTCTAACTCTAATGTTTTTACCTCTAAATATTTCCCACTGAGATGTTGGGCTTCTAAAGCTTCCAAGATCATTTATTGGCTCTATTATAAGCCTCGTATCAGTTGAGCCAGTAACAACACGACTAGATAAGCTTACAACAACATATCTTGATTCTATTTCAAAAGCACTAGAGATTAGTGATAATTTTATTTTGCCAGTTTTAATATTTAGAGACTTATTTGTTACCTCATAAAGCTTTGATCTTTGACCGCTACCAGTTCTTAAATCTTTTGTTTTTGTTTCAGATGGAAATGCCTCTATAATGTCGCCAACTTCTACGGCGTATCCAGTTTTATAATTAACCTCAACACCTTCAAAATAAGTCGGCGCTAAAGAATATTTATCTATCAATCTTTGTGATAAATTGTTAACCAAATTAAATGTTTCGACGTTACTTCTTAGCCCTCTAGATTCTATTTTTAATTGCTTCTTACCAACCTTTATTCTTTGCACTGATGTATTATTTAAAACAACCTTACCAGTTAAAAATTTGTCTTCTATAGAATCTTGATTGAAGCGCCAGACATAAGTATTATATAAATATTTATGAACAGATCTTCTCTGTTTTATTTTTGTAATATTTGTAATCGTATTATTGTCTAATGTTGGTAGTATATCGCTACTAAATGGCGGCACTACAAATTTGACTGATGATCTTGCTTTTCTCGGGATAGAATAAAGACCCTGTGGAAAAAATAATTCAGAATCCATATATGTTTTCATATCGTCTATTGAATCTTTAATATATAAATCATAATCAATGAAGTTAGAACTAAAAGAAGCTTTCAGGTTTTCAAATTCTTCAATATCAACTTCGTTAGAAATCATTCCCAAGCCAGTTGGTAGAACATTATATTTAGACTTATATTTAAAAGTTCCAAGATATTCACTTTCAGTTACTAGAGTTTCAAATGTTTCAATAAAGCTATCGCCAGTTTCTAGTTGCCCAAAACCTCTAATCGTATATGTATTTGTATTTAATGTTGTGTCGAGTTGAAAAGTATCGCCAACAACTAAGCCGGTCTTTTCTTTTATGTCGTAGTAATCAAATATAATTGTATTTGCTAACTGCTCTGTTATAGAAATAAAATTTACACTCTTTGGAATGTCATCGCTTTCAAAATATTCATTACCCTCTTCGGATAGCATTATTTTTAAAGATAAATCTAGCGGCTTGCCTTGCATTCTGTAAAATGTTTCAAACTCTGTGGCTTCGTGTGTATTCGCTAAAGTATTTAATTGCGCTCTTATTACTTCAATGCTTGTATCTGTGAATGATAGCACTTGCATTAATTCATCATCAATTCTTATATAAGTTGTTAATGCATCTTGAGATTCATACATTCCATTAGTGTCTAATACTGGTATTGTGGTTACTAAATTATCTATATCAGCACTAAGCTCACCTTGAAACTTTTCTAAAAACACTTGTCGCTTTAATGATTCACTTGAAGCCAATGACACCATAACGATTCCAGCTTCCGTATAAAAATCTACAACTATACCTCTAAAAATAGCTTGATAATCTTGTGGGTAAACAGCCGCTTCATTAAAGAAGCCAATTGAGAAAGTAGCTTTTTTTCCCAGTATTTCAGTAATTGAATCGAATGATAATGCTTTAGAGACCTTACCGTCAACATCTACAATTGCAACATTAACAGTTGATATTGAGCTGGTGCTTCCCTTATCTGGTCTAATCTGTTGCGAAATACTTGTAGTTGTTCCCTGCAATGAAATCCAATCAACTGAATTTGGATCGTTTATAGTTCCATCCCAGTTTAAATTATCATCCCAGTTAGCGTTAGAATCATCCCACTCAAGCGATTTAAATACAGGTTGAGCAGCATATAGAGTATCTACACCTTCAATGTCTAAAGCTATTTGCGGTTGTATGCCAACTTGTTTTAGTAATGATTGTGCCGTAACACTTAAACCAACAGCCATTAGTTACACCTTCCGAATTTTAAGCATTTGTATAATCTAAACTCTTTATCTTCAAAATATAGCTGAATAGTTTCATACTCTTTAGGGTCAACACATAAGAAATTAGTAGTATCTATTTCAATACCATTACGAAAACCAGTACCAATACTATTAATTGTCGGTATTACATTCGGTCTATTGAAATAACTATTTGGTGTCGTGCAACTAACTATAAATATCAGCGAGAACAACACTAAGTTTCTTTCTATCTTCATCTGTTTTAGCCTGTGAAATAGCCTTGATAATCGCAGCTCTTTTCTGTTGTTTTGTATAAATTATTTTTTGTGCTTTATCTATTTGAATGTCGATATATTTTTCAATAAACATATCTATATAATTTGCGACTATAGGCACAGCTTTAGCCACAGCAAATACACCAGTAACTATAGTCGCGAAGCTCATTAAGCTTGTTCTACTTTTTTAATCATTTCGTATAGCTTGCCAATAATAGCAATGATTTCGGCTTGCTCAAGATCTTTAATTTCTTCACCAGCTTCTTTTAATCCGCTGAATGCTTCTTTTAAAGTTTCAAACTCTTGTGCAATTTTTACTAGATGTGCAATATCGTCAACACCGATACCACCTTTTGAAATCTTTTTAGCTTGCTCACCAATTAATGTTAAGCCATCAATTAACTCACCAATCTCTTTAATACCTTTACTCATTTCAACTCCCTTGTTAATTTATTTTTGTGATTCTAGCCATACCAGTAATTGACCTTGACCACCCTCTAAACTATGTAATCGTTCCCACACTCTGTCTAGCTCTTTCTTGTTTTCCTTAGATCTCTCGTCAGTGGCATCATGTTTTGTAGTGTATTCTACCAACCTTAATTCCACTGAAGATATTTTCTCTAAAGTTTTCCTCGTAAAGTAAGCATTCACCATAAGTAATAAACTTACAAACGACCCAAATAATACTAATATGCTTTCCATTATTTTTTAGCTCTAAAGTTAAGATCTCTCTCGTGTAGAACTTTTGCAGTTGCACAGTAATCACCTTTAAACTTATCAAACTCACAATGATTGTATTTCTCTTGCCAGTTTAAAAAAGATGCGACAATAATTCCAAATAAAATGCTCATAATATACCCTTCTTTTTATTTATTAGTATTTGTTTATTCATAAATCTAAAATATTTCTTTGGCATCAGTGGTAAATAAATATGCATCAAACTTTTAAAATCCACATTATATATAACTGGAAACCTTCCAATTTTTTTTAAGTGGTGTTTTGAATGGTAACCAAGCCCTAACATTAAATAATTAAACTTTTTGCCTAAAACATTCCAAGACCATTTAAACTTATCTTTAGTTATACCTTTAAGCGCATAGTGTGACCAGTATTCAAATATTTCCCAGTGAAAAGTGAAACTAATTACGATTACAATATAATACCAACCAAAAAAGTATGACATTACAGAAAAAGATAACATATCAAGGATAAAAGATTTTTTCCCAGCCATTACTCTTCTTTTTAGATGTGTTCTTTTGAAAAACTTGTAAAAACTCTCATTTTTTCTTGCCCAAGAAAAATCGTCTTCGCCCTCTAAGAAGTTTTTGTGGTGCATCGCATGAAATGGTTTTAAATACCATCCACAAGTAATGATTGAAGTTATCCAGTGTTTATTTCTGTGAATTGCATCATGTTGAACATTCATCATTAATACGCCAACAAAAAAGCTAAGAATAAAATACATCTAACATCCTTTGTTTATATAGTTCCTTGTCTTCAATAGAGACGTTGCAAAAATAGTTCTCTACAAATTTCACCTTGCAATTTTCACTAGCGCAGTTCATTATTTTAAAATTTTCATCATTAGGTGATGGGTTTTCAGATATAAAAATATTAATTTTTTCCGTAACATACTTTTCAGTTTCAACCTTGCCAGACCAATCGCCACCACCGAACAACCAACCAACCAAATCTACAAAATTAAACTTAGGATCATTTCTAAAAGAATCTATTAATAACTTGCTATCATATTCCTTTGTAGTGTCTATTTTTCCGCTCAACTTATCGCAAAGAACATTTTCAATTTCAGAACCAATTCTTATCATATTATTACCTCTTGTATTGCACCAATTAAACCAGATTGACCAGCACCGCCTGGAGTTCCACCTGGAGTTCCGCCACTACCATTCGCACCACCACCGCCACCAGATCCACCAGTTACAATGAGGCTGGGATTATTAGATGGTGATTCAATTATTATTTTACCACCGCCGCCACCAGCACCACCGCCGCCACCGCCGCCGCCAGCGTTGTTTGTTCCAGCATTGCCACCATTAAAACCATTTGTTCCACTAGCAAAACAGTTTCCTGTTCCTGTTATTGTCTGCACTGAATAAATGAAAACTATTCCACCATGTAATCCTTTATGACCGCCGCCACCGCCGCCGCCGCCAGAAAATGCAAAAGAAACCTTGCCACCGCCTTCATAATAAGCGCCACCGCCACCGCCGCCAGAACCACCGCCAGAACCGCCAGCACCACCTCTAGGTGGATTTGCCAAGCCATTTGCGCCGCCACCGCCATTTGCGTTCGTAACATTACCGCCACCACCAGCACCGCCGACCGCTTGTGTTGCACCAATATTGACTACTCCACCAGTTGCTCCAGATGAATTATTAGATCCACCATTGCCGCCCTTGGCTACAGTTATTTCATTGAGAGTTACACCACCGCCACCACCGCCACCGCCGTATCCGTTTGTTCCACTCCCGCCAATTCCCCTCGTAGAAGGAACAGCCGAGTTTCCACCATTACCACCAGTTCCACCAATTCTTTGAGTTACCGTATGTGAATAAGGCAAGCCTGAAATAGTTGTTCCAGAATAAGAATACCCATTTCTTTCGGTCGCTCTGCAAATTATATTACCATCTATATTAAAAGAACCAGAACAAAGTATTTGAGCAAGGTTTCCATCTCCAGTAATATTTAAAGTACCACCAGATTGAATATCAATTGATGTGTATGTTTTTGTTATTGGTGCGGTAAATGTTACAGTCTGACCGTTTAAAATAATTAAATCGCCTTCACTTGGCGGAAAGAATGGTGGAACACCGCCGCCAGAAACCTTTTTATTCAAAATAGATATTGGCAAGACTTTCATTTATGCTATTTCCTTAATTTCCGCAACGTAAACCACGCTATTTATTTTAACGAAAGTGAAAAGAGTGGTCGTGCCATTAACAACAGTTCCATCATAATTGAGATCAGACTTTACACCAACCGGAAGAGTTATTGCTCGGTCTATTGTATCTGTATTCGTAATTGCAAGTATAATTGATTTACCATTCACATCATTTGAAAAGGTAAGTGTGATAGCTGTAGATATTGATTTGTGATAAGTATCACCCAGCGCCCAATCAACATCTAAAGCCGTGACAGCTATATCAAGTGGAAGTGATTCTTTAACATTTTCAAATATCGGTGTGTTTCCTGTATAACTCAAAGTATTCCCCTAGTATATAAACCAATCTGTTCCATCGCTTATAATATTAATTGATTGATAATTTGATGTGATAGAAAAATCACTAGCAACACCATCTATATTCTCAACACCATTTCTGACTATATTTATTGGATTGTTATCAACGTCGCCAGTGATATCCTTTATAACACAATAGAAATCAGTGCTTGGTGCTGGTAGCTGAATATCTAAACCAGCCGTTATTGGATAAAGTTTTTTATTCTGTGCTGTAAAGTTAACAGACTGTGAAACATCAACAGATAAGTTATTGGTAGATAAAATATTAGAAATTTTTATTTTCTTTTTATTAAGTGAGTCTTCTGAGTCTTCCAGTAATAAAATATCATCTTCAACTGGTAATAATTTTTCTGTAAATGTATTTATATCCCCAGCTGATCTTTTTAATTGTGAGTCATCAGTTACATTTGTTAAGCCAACATCTGATTTAGTTATCGTAACAATTCCAGTTTGACCATTTACACTATTCACATCTGATGGTGAAATTTCAACATAAATTGAACCTGACCACCTGTAAGTTTTTCCGGTGTCTATTGCCACATATATTTTACCAGTTTCGCCAGTTACGGGAAAGCTTGCAAGGTCTGCATATTCTTCAACATCATCAACATAAGACGGAAGATTGATAGCTGGAACTTTTGAATCACCGCCAAGAGGTGCTATTCCATTTGCAGCACCAACACTATCTTCTATTGCTTGTATATCTGTTGTATTTGTTCCGATGTTAGTTGTGTTTGTAGATATATTAGTTTCGTTTGCTCCAATTCTAGTTTCATGATCTATTAATTGTAATTCATTATCGCTAATTCTAGTTTCATGATCAGCAAGTTCTATATCGTTGCTGTTAACATCTGTTCTTAGTGTGTTTAAAAATAATTGTATGTTTTCTATGTGAGCAGAACTATTTTCTCTTAGACTAAATTTTCCAACAGTCGCATCATCAATTGTTTTATCTAGCCATGTTGCATTCGCAATTGAAGAACTTAATTTACTCTTAAATAATACTGGAATATTTCACCACCTGTTAAAGTTTTCTAAATGTTATAGTTTTTGTTTCAAAGTAACCAGCCAATTTTCTTGAATATAACTCGTTCAATTTAAATCCAGTTCCCTTTGAATCACCATTAGTTTTTTCTAGTAAAGCAGACTCAAATATGTTCGGGCTTTCTAAATCTGCAACAAACTCAATTGGATTCTTATTAATAGCGTAATTTAAAAATTGTCTCAAGTCACTAACGCCATTAATATTTTCTTTAATAACACCTTGCGGAATTATATCTGTCGCTAGAGTGATGTTGCATTCCATAAACTCGTTTTTACCAAATGAAACAATCTCAACAACCCCACTAGCTGATTGATTAACCGATGCTTGAGCTGTTTTAACATTGTCTTCAAATGCAACGTAATTTTGAAGTAAAAATTGAGGTTCATAAAAGAAACCGCTAGCAATATCAGCTTCATAGGTGTTTGATCCGGTTTTATCTTGAGTAAAGCCGATTATCCCATACGCTGAAATAGAGGCTTGCGTTCCACTTGTTACTAATAATGAAAAATTAGACGCAGCGGAAACAGTTATTTTCCTAGTCGACCTATCAATAGTGCCGCTATATTCTTGAGTTCCACCAGAGTTAAAAGCCTCTAAAACTTTGTCTAAAAAATCGTTTAATGTATATGAACCAATTTCAATTTGCTCCGATACTTCACCAGCACCATCGTCAAAATTAATAAATTCATTGCTAGATGATATTTCGTGACCATAAGTAAATCCTGAGTAAGTTGTTATTGACATTTTTTCCTTTAAGCAAATCTGGCATCTGTTAAAGTGACGCCTTGTTTACCAAATGATTCGTTGAGTGTTTCTGTTATAAATGTTCCTAACTCTTCTTGTTGAACCAAAGAGCCTTGAACAACTATTTCAACATTTGTTTTCGGTTCTTCTCTTTCTAGGTCTGCTTGATCTAAAACGCCATTATCAAATAAATCATTTTGACCACCGCCGCCACCAGCACCGCCACCGCCAGTTGAAGCATTCGCACCACCACCGCCACCAGAAGAACCCAATGCACCGGCTAAAACTTTTAAAGCTGAACCACCGGCAATTGTTGCCCAACCACTAGCACCCTTTGTATCTGCAACTTCTGCAACACCGACTTTAATATAGTAATCACCAAAGGCACTTGCAGCTTCACCAGCCGTTGCCTTTGCACTGTCAACAAAAGCTTGATTTACATTTTCACCCTTTGCTAAAGCATTTCCAATTGATTTCATTGCGCGACCATAACCATTGATCGCTAAATTGTTTAAAGCCTTTCCTAGTGCGACTGTAGAAGATTTTGTATTTTTTGCCGCATCTAAAAACGCATCAGAAATAGAACCACTTGCCTCTATAGACTTAGCAACCTTCTCTCTTTCTAATTCATTTAATTTTTCATCTGTCTGCGCCCTTATTTGAACCAATGCCATTGCATAGTCTGATTCTGTTATCAATCTCTTTTCATTTAACTCATTTAATTTTGCTATTTTTGCGTCTTCCGCTGCAACTAGTGTTCCAATTGATTTTACACCCAGTGCTGCGAGTGCTGAAAACAAAGTAACTCTTTCGGCTAGTATTGTTTTATCGGCTGTTTTTTCGTTTTCTACTCTGGCATCATTTGAACCTTTCTCTAGTTCCCTTACCTCTACAATATCTTTTCTTAAATCTATTCTTCTTTCTTTTAATTCTACTAGGTCACGACTTAGTGCTTGAACTCTTTTCCCACTTGCTGATATGCCACCAAATAAAGTCTTCTGTGGAAAACCTTTTGCAGTTGCCAAACTTGCTTCGACGGCTTTTATATCTTTATTTACTGTTTTTAAACTCGCAGATAAATTATCCACCAGTGATGGTTTTTTATTTTCAAAGAAAGAATTAAAACCCTTTCCAATAAATTTTAAGCCGTCAGCAAATGTAGTTAATGCTGGATTAACAACTCTTAAAAGATTTAAACCTAGAGATGAAAACTCACTAGAAACTCTGTCTAATTTAAAGTCTAGGTTTTTTGATATTTCTGAAAATGCTGTTGCAGTTGCGCCACTAGAGTTTTTTGTTTCACCCAGTATTCTGTCTAGTTCTTTAAAGTTACCACCAGCAACCTGTAAGATTGGCGTCAATGCTCTGACGTTTCCAAATAGTTTACCAAGAGCAACTTCTGACCCACCAGTTTTCTTTATAAGGTCTTGTAAAAAACCGCCCAACTTTTTAGATTTTAATCCGGCTGTGCTAAAATCTATTCCTAATCTTTTAGCCTCGTCAGAAGCTTCTTTAGATGGTTTTATCAAACTAGTTAATACTTGTCTCAATCCAGTTACGGCAACATCAGTTGCAAGACCGTTTTTAGTTGTGAATGCTAAGAACCCTGCAAGCTCGCTAAAACCTAAACCGGCTGCTGATGCAACAGAAGTTACGTTCCCAAGAAAACTTGCTAACTCACCAAATGTTGTTTGACCTTCTCGTACCGCTACAAATAAAGCATCTGATGCTTCTTTGGCTGTTAATCCACTTCTTGCATAAGCATTAACCGATGAAACTAAAACCTTTGCAGAGGAATCTATATCAACTAAACCTGCAACCGCCGCCGTATTGGCAATGGCTAAAGTTTTTAATTGTTTAGATGTACCCTTAACACCAGCTGAAACAATATTGTAAAATGCTCTTGCTTGTGATTGTTGGTCTGAACCAAATACAGCGGAAAACTTTATTAAACTTCGTGTAGATTGTTCTGTTAGTTTTTGGTTTTTTGGTAGTATAGAATTTATTTCAGATACACCACGAGAAAAACCTCTAAGATTATCAAAAGATGCACCTAGCAAATCCATTGCCTTTCTTAAACCAACGGCTGCAACTGTAACACCAATGAAACCCTTGATAGCCTTTGATGCTGCACCTTTCACGCTTGTAGAAAATGATCGCCCAAAGCCTTCACCAGATTTCTTTCCAGCCTTTTCAGCTTTCTTTTCAACTTCTGTAAATGCTTTTTTGGTGTCTGCCTTGGTTAAGACAATTTCAATTTCTAACTTTTCGCTCATTTATTTTTCCCTACAAGGCTTGCGATATCTACAATGCCTTTTAAGTCTGATGACTTCACAGCCCGTTCTTTCATTGCATTTGGATAACCAACTTTAAATGTATTTCTATGAATTTTACTTCTATCTTCTGATTTTAATTTAGGGTAATCACCAACTGTAAAATCCCTTAACATTTTTCTTGCTTCAATCTTTTGCATACCAAGATAAAGCGTTTCAAATTCATCAGAACATATTTCATAAATTTCACTTAGCTTATAGCCATAAAAGTGTGCAAGCTCGCAAGCTTCAATCTCGTATGACTTTAATTCTTTTTTATATCGATCACCGTATTGATAACTTCAATCTGATGATTCTCTTCCATGCTATCAAAAGTTTTTTCTGGAAAACCCAATGAGCTTAGAAATTTTTTTGTAATTCTATAATCTTCGTCGTAGTCGTAAGCTTCACCGTCTTTTGCTTTGTCTGCAATTTCGCCTAAATCTACTAACCATTTTTTCTTTTCTAATCCAGTTGGTTTTCTGAATACTATTTGTTCACCGTAAACATTAATCTTATACTCTGTTCTTTTAAATTCCATTATCCACTCCCATAGAAATAGGGAAGCCGAAGCCCCCCGTTATTTAATTTTTAATACTAGAATAAACTATGATCACCTCTTGTGAAAAGATCAATTGTTGATGGCTTAGTAGAATCTTTAAGAGCTACGAAGCTGAACTCAGCTGCTTGAACTTCTGAACCTGAATAAGAAATTGAATTCATATTTGGTGCAGTTTTCCACATTGTTACATCAGCACTTCTGTCTGAAAGTGGTAATCTTACTGGGTGACCAGATAATTGAGCTGCAAAGCTAAATGAACTGTTATAAAGCTTAGAAGTACCATATCCAACTGATGCACCTTCTGTTGCCCCATAACCTTCACCGATTAATGCTTCCCATCTTTCAGTATTCATTTCAAGTAAAGTTAAATCAATATTCACTGATGCACCTTTAATGATTTGATCTAAAATAATTTCACCTGTTGAATCCGATTTAATATCTTCAAGTTCTTGTGCTGTGTTAATTGTTCCACCACCCTGAGCAATCGCCCCTAGTAAGCCACCGAATCCAATTCTGTTTACTACTCCAGAGATTGAACCAGCATTAGAATAATCTTCAACACTTATTTCACCTAAAAACTTATTTTCAACTTCTGCAACCGCACCGCTAGCTTCTGAACTAAATTCTGGTAAAGAATCTATGGCAGCACTAACTAGACCAGAAATAATTGAAGCCGAATCGCCGCTAGTATAAACAACTTGTACACCTGTTTTTCCAGCAACCATTGGGTCAACACCAGTTCCAGCATCTAACCAAACGTAATATTGTTTTTCCGAATAACTTTCATCAATACCGTTTAAATCAAAATATAAATCTTCTTGATCTCCAGCCGTATCGTCTTGAAGAGTGATAGATCTACATTGTCTAGCCCCAAAGTACCATGACATTGCTTCTAAAACCTGTTCTGTTTTTTTTGTTGTTGTACAACCCATTTTATTATCCTTTGAAAAGTTTATTATTCTTTGTGTTCGTAAGTTACAGTTATTGTAAATTGTATAGAGAATTTAAACATATTGTCATTATTATTTATTGTTTCGACTACAATACCCGATGAAGTTACATTTTTAATGTAATCCATTTGCAAAATATTCTTTTTATATAATGCATTGGCTTGAATGTTTATAGCTTCACAGTAAGCATCATCGTAATCATCCACAGGATCGCTGTCACCGGCTTTGTAAATACTAAGCACAACTGTAATGTCGCTTTCTATAGTCGTGTCTATAAGGTCGCTAGACGTGTTCTGAATGCCAATAAAGAATGAGTCTTCAAGCACTGTGTCTGACATTTCATCCGTAACGGGATTGCTTATAACTCTGAGATCTCTGTTTTCAGACTTAACAACACCTTTCAAATATGTTCTTATTTCATTAATCATCTTCTATATAACCTAGTCGTGCGAATATCATAAGGTGTAATATCTAGTTCACCATCACCATTTTGGTCTAACCTTAGTGCTGATCGAGTTCTTGCGCTGTTTCTTAGTGCTGTATAATCCAATTTCTTTTCTTGAAAAATATCGCCCGTTGATACTTGAAAAGACTCAAATATAATTAACAATGTTTCAAAGCTTGACCATTGTCTAAATTGATCTTTAAATTCTGGGTCAGTCACAGTTGATAAATCCAACTTACCATATCTTGAATTATCGTCTTTCCATATTCTCTGCTCGTCTAAATATGCAATTATTCTTTCTTGCGCTTTCCTGTGAGCATATATAAAAGAATTTTTTCCCTTTGGTAAGTATCTCATTATTTTTGGTTCAAATGGAAGAATATCATTGTCATTACTTAGCAGTGCGTCGATTTCTTCCGTTAATACATTGATTCCAGAAGAATAAATTTTTGTTTTATCGCCACTTACAGCAACAATTCTTACAGAAGCATCTTTAAAACCATCAGACTCGTAAGCCCAATCTAAAAACCATTTTTCATTATCACCACCATTAAAAACAGACATAAAAGTTATATTGTCTGGTGAGATTAAAACATCTGTAATTTCTTCATCGTCAGTAACAAAAGATAAGCTAGCATCTAGTCTAGTTTTCTCTTCAACTTGCAGAACTCTTTCAATTGATAAGCTTGGAAATAAAGCCATTAATCACCATCCAGTATATTTTTAATATCGTTCAAGCCTATATAATCTAAAGACTTGCTTAAGTCATAACCTAAATTATCTCTTAATATCATCCCAGCCAATTCAGAGCATATAAACCTATTATCTCTATTGTTACTTAACTCGACCTTAAAAGCAATTCCTAGAAGCTGTATAAATCCGTAAGGTTTTCCGAGTTGATGCCACAACCAAGTTGCAATTTCATAATATTTTTCATCTTCTACTTCTATTTCAAATTCATGGAATATTTTATTGTGTTCACTAAAAACATCATAAGCAACTGCATTAACATCACCATGAGAAGCTTGAAATACTTTAGCAAATGGCAACTTACTCTTGCTTGAAGCTTCCATTTTAATATATATATGAGAATACTCAGAATTTTCAAAACATCTTATTAACCTAGATGCAACTCTAAACTTTTTTGGTGTAGAAAATCCAATTGCTATTTTTCGCATTTTACTCTTCGTGTATATAATAGTTAACCATTAACTCTAGCTCACTATCAGTGTTGTTTGTGTATTCAATAACTATTCTCATTGTTTGATATAAATCTGCTACATAAGGCAACATTTCTTTTGTACCCGAAGACATTACATTCCAATCAAAGCCAAATTGATCTAATGTATAATCTGGTATACTTGAAAAAGTACCAGTGCTATTATCTAAAATTTTTAAGTTGCATGTATCGCCACTATTGCCACTTAAAAGATTGATGCCATTAAACTTCACATGACCATATTCAATTGCATACTCACAAGATGTTGTTGCATTGGCTGGGCAAGTAAACTTTTTGCCCGATCCTCTAAAGTGGTAATCACCTTTACTTGCAAAAGCATTATTTATAATAGGTGTGCTAACTTCTACCTTTTGAACATGGCTTTCTTTTGGGTATGATTCGCCACTGTGACTAGAAATTATATTACTTAGAATGTCATTGCTTGCCTGTGACAATACAGATAAAAATATAATACTTACACTATTTCCTTCAGTGTCTATTCTTTCAAGTGTTTCATTTATAGAGCTTTCATTGATTTCTGTTTCAAGTCTAGGTGTAAAAACCTTATTGTTTAATGTTTCTGTTATTAAGAATTGCATTTATTAAACTCCAGTTATAGATATTCTTGCTCGTCTTATTTTAGCCGTGCCGCCTAGTCTTTTGTAATCAATATCAATTTCATGCACACCACTTGAGAGAGTGACCTGTTTTAAACCTGAGAATGGCTTGAAATAATCCTCGGAATGATGTCTATCGTCTTCTGTTTCTGCGATTGTCGTTGTGTCATCTAGCTCAATAATACATGCCACACCGTCATTGTCTGTGCTTGTGATTTCACAATACCACTGTATTAAGTAATTCCCCTGAGCCAGTGAAGGCGTAGTTAGTTTTAATTTTTGCTGATAATTGTTGCTAGTAGTAGTGCTTTCCGCTTCACTTTCACTATATGTATAATTTGCAAAACCACCTGGAACACCTTGTATCCCTTGTATGCCTTGCTCACCAACTAATGTATCAAGAAAATCTTGCTCTGTTCCGGTATTACCTAGACTCAACCAAGCTTCATAAGCTGATGTTATCCCCTGTGGAGAGGCATCACCTAGCACAGTTACACCATGGTTCAAATCTGCAAGAGTATCAACACTTGTTCCATTGTCACCAATACCTGTTGTAAGAGTAAACCCATTAACAGTTTTATTATCTATAAAATAATTTGTATCTGTATTAGTTCCTAAATTGAAAAATGAAGCTGTCGGAATATAGTTTGCATCTGGCGTAGCTGTAGTAAAAGAATATTGGTAAGTTCCTGTTGCTGTTTTACTTACTGTTAATCCTCTAGCCTTTAAAACAGTTCCATCAGATGATGTATTACTAAATGCATAGATACCAAAACCATTTGCACCAGTGTCACCTTGCACACCTTGCGCACCAACTAAAGTACCAAGACCAACATCAATAACTTCTGGAACAATTCTAGTTAGATATTCCCACTGCTCTGTTACCTCAGCAATATCACCAGTTCCACTATCATCTTTTGCAATTTGTGCATTACCACTAGCAATTAAAGTGAAAACAGTTGTATCACTAGCCCAATCATCAACTTCAACCAATGGGATTAAATAATAACCGTTATTGCTTATGGTGTTACCTCTTATAGTTACAGAACTTCCAGAGGTGTTTTTAATGTAAATCATAAAATTGCCGTAGCTCATAAAATTGCCCTAAATGCTAGAACGATAACAACATCATTAGAATTGCCACCCTCGTCTAAATATTTCACAGTAATTGTATCACCAGCATTGAAAATTTGGCTTGGATTATTATCTGCAAAAAATCTTGTATTGTTTTTTGAAACGCTATAAAAAGCTGTTCCAGTTGATGTATTTATTCTAAATTCAAGACCAAAATCAGCACCATTCCTGGAGTTAGAGAAAGTGAAACTAGTAAATTCTGAATTAACAGGTATTACTATCGGCGAGTTTGGTGTCAGGTTTGAATAGCTTATAAATGTGTCTGAACTTATTGTTCCATTGTAAACTAATGGTATTGTAAAGACAGCTACATTCAATTGTTCTTTTAATTCATCTATTGCATCTTTAACATTTTCAGCAACTAGACCGCTATCGCTATTGTCATAAGGCGTAGCTTGAGCAACTGGAAAAGTAAATGGTGCGCCCATTATTTCTCACTTACTGCAATATTTGCAGTTCCAACACTTGTTTTTAAATATAAAGTGCAATTCTCTCCACACGGTAGCGAAAAGAATTGATTCTTAAATAAGTCGAAATCACAATTAGTATTATATCCCCACTTAATATTCTTATCTAATGCTTGCATCTCTATAAGCTTTCTATTAACTAAAGCAACAGCACCAACTTTAAGCTCTTGTGCTGTCGTTGTTAGTGTAAGTGTAGCCGATAACCCCTGTTGTGGAGTATCATTGACACTGAACTCTAATATATTATTGACGCTAACAATGTTTTCTTCATTAGCGCCAGATATACGAGTTACTTCTGATTGTTGTTCATCGCCTATATCAGCCATATATTATATCTCTAATCCAGTAAGAGTTGAGTAAACATCTTGTGCTTGCTTGTCTCTGTTTGTGATTGTAAACCTAATAACTTCAGTAGCATTTGCCTTCATTATTTTTTCTAGTGGTATTCTAATATTTGGATTAGCTGTAGAATTGAAACCAACCCATTTAATTGCACCATTAACAAGTAATTCAGCTTTAAGTTTTCCACTTCCAGAAACCCAAGCTTCCTCACCTAAGAATGTTTTACCAGCGCTTACAGTGTAGTCATGATTAACTGATGCATCTTTTGCAACAGCAGCACTTGTATTGAAATCAACAATTTCATCACCTGATTGATCTTGTGTAAGTTCTACTGGTAATGGATTAGCTTGCGAATAAGCAACTCCAGCTTCATCAAATAGATTAGCTTGCACGCTGTCTGTTGATGCTGATAAATCTCTAATATCAAGATCAACAGCCGTAACAGTAGCAGTGACATCAGAACCAGAAACATCAACAGTATCAGTTGCAAAGGCTAACTTGTCTTGTTTAACATTAATTGAACCGTCAGCATTTACTTCTAAATCATCTGTTCCATCAGTAATAATTATTTTTGAACCAGCTACTTGATTCGTATCAATTGAACCATCAGCATTAACTTTTAATTTTTGTGTTGATGTTGTTGCATCCGAAATAAATACATCAATATCACCAGCGCTCTCAGTTCTTACTGGTAATGAGCTATCGTAATCAGCCATAATAAAATCCTTTTAACTATTTGTTTAGTTCTTTAATTTCTTCTTTTAAAGCAGCAATTCTAATATCTTGGTTAGCCATGTTATCTTTTAATCTTTGAATGTTTTCTTCAGACTCCATAACTTTCATGCTCATTTCAGCTTTTGCGCATTCAACTTTCATTAGTTCAACTTCTTTCTTTTTTAACTCAAGCATCCTGTAATCTACCTTGTAAATTGCCATTAAAGTCGGCTGTCATATTAGTTTTATTTTCTACTATTAGTTTAATGACATCACCTTCAACTAGCAATAAATCATTAAAGATAATCTCACCATTAAAGTTTGTGTAATATGTTCGGCGCTTAGCTTCTATTGAATTGTTAACATCTATTGAGTAAACAGCTATATTTTCGCCACTAAAGTCTATTCGTTTTAGTTGCAATTGTTTTCCAGCAGCAACAGTATATAGAACAACTGTAGCTGTAGCCAATCCAGCAAGTGATAGTATTTCACTATAAGAATTAACTGTTTCACCAGCACCACCCTCAACAATATCAACTTTGATTGGCGCTGTATTACCAACAAGAACTTCAACTAATGAATGTTGAGGTCTGTTTTCTGATTCTACAAATTTAGTAAATTCTCGACCTTCAATTGTTCTTGGCTGTGTCATTGTTCTCGCTTTCAATTTGCATTACATTTGCATCGCTCGCTATTTCATAATACCAAGCAAACCAATAACCTTTGGCGTAGGTGATATTATCAAATTCCAAGGCAACCATTTTTAATTCTAGTTGCTTATGAAACATTAAAGAGCGAAGCCGTTTTTCAGACTTCGCCTTTATGTAATTTCTAATTTTAAAAGTATTAGACATTTAAACCTTATGCAACAAGTTTAGCCACTAAAGGTGATTCAGTTGATAGAGCACCTTGCTCACCTAACTCTAATCCACCAGTACCGAAGACCTGATCCATTGCGATTCTTTTTGAAGATGCACCATACTCGTTAGCGTCTTGTTCTGACATTTCTACGCCACCTTGAAAAGCTAAACCAATACCATCAGCATCGTACATTTTCATTTCATCACCAGAAATTAGTCTTGAAATAATTACAGGAACACCGTAAAGTTGACCAATTTGACCAGTTCTTACGTTAGCTGATCCGTAAAAATCTGCTCTAACGAAATCACTTTCTGCAAGCATCTCAGCCTCTTTATCAACACCGCAAGCAAGAGTCATACGACCAATGTCTGAACCATTTTGCAAAAGTTGTCTTCTCATTTCTAAAACTTGCTCTTTAACAGTTGTAAATACAGCCTTAGAAACTTGAACACCTGCAACAGCGTCGATTGTAGCGATGATTTGCTCGTCAACATTTTTTGCATGTGAAAGTGAAGCTCTCATTGCAGCTTCAATCTTGTATTCTATTGTTGATTGATAATTATCTCTTGAATCATATAACCATGCAATGTAAGCATTGAAGTTTAAGTCAATCTTGTCACTAGAGTCAGTAAGCGCAGTTGCATCAGCAGCCGCACCAAACGCCCTGTTTACAACAGTAAAGTTTGAAAGTTTAGGCACGTTGAAAGAAGTTGTTCCCTTTCCAGCAAAAGCACTTACGTCTCTTACAGTTCCAGCAAGAACAGATTTTTCAATTAAGTTTTTTTGAACCGCAGCAACGATTAAATCATTCTTTGAATTCGGTAGTGTTTGGATAGCATCAGCCATTTTAAATTCCTTTGTTATTAGTTGTTATTTTAATTTATCTTGATTAGCTAGTAAATGAGCAACTATCTCGTCAGCACTAGCCGTTTTTTTATTAAATTCTTTTCCACTTGGTCTGTTGATTGGATTATTATTTGGTGACTGGTCGATTACATTGGCTTTTAATTTAAAAATCTCGCCATACCTTTTCATGTGATCGTCAACCAAATTTGCAACATCTTCCGACTTTGCATTAAACCTTTCATCAAACTCAACAACACCTTTCGCATCATGGTCTATTAGTTTAGTAAACACTTCAAGTTGAGTTCCCTTTAAACCTTTAGAAATTGCCATGTTTTCAATAGCCTTGTCTAAAACATTTTCAGCAAAAGTTTGTTTCAGTTCAGCATTTTCTTTTTGGTACTCAGAAACTTTATCTTTTAAGCTACCGATTACACCTTCAAAATTGCCTTTCTTCTGCTCGCCCTCTAGTGCTATTGCATCTAATTGAGCTTGCCTATCTTTTGCTAGTTGCTTGTAACGAAACATATCTTCTTTATACTTGTTAGTACTACTAGAATTGTTTTCGTTTGTTAAATCAGTTTGAACACTGTTCTCATCTGGTTGAGCCACTGGCTCGGTAACTAAATTCTTCATTTTAAGTTTCCTTGTTTTTGTTTATTGTGTCAACACAGTTGACTTCACTTTAAATTTTTAAATAAGTTATCCTTGATAAATTTAATCACCTTAGATTTGGTTTTGCTACTAAATTTTAAATAATCGTAGTATTTACTAACACCATCGGATATTTCTTGATAAGTAGATCTGTTTCCTTTTGCGGTCTTACCCTTTTTATAGTTCTTTATTTGCTTGTAAGTTCTCTTTCTTTTGCTGGTGCTTAAATCGCCCCTAGATGTTTTGTATTTTTTGTGCTTCTTATTGCTGTGCTCCAAGAATATATTTGCACGACCATCGCTGAACTGAGCTTTAGCGTTAGTAATAAGATCTTGAAGCAATTCACCTGTAAATGTTATATTTATTTTATTGAGCTTATATTCTGGGTCTAACTTATTGTATCGACCATTTTTCATTCGCCATTTTTTATACTTAGCACTAGGTGAACCAAATTTAGTTGCTTTAATTTCCTTAACAACAACTTCCGCAACACCTTTACGAATAGCCGGTGTTCTTAGCTGTGTTATTATTTTCTTTCTAACAGCCGTCTTTACTCTATTTAAATTTGTTATTTTTAAAGTTGCCATTAATCAACCTGTTCTATGTCTAATAGATCTATTGCCGCTCTAAGCTCCGACAAAGATGTTCCTGTTCCAGCGCTTGCCTTACGCTTTTCTTCTTTTGTTTCGGCAATTTCTTTTGCTATTGCTTTAGCCTCTTCATCTGTTAGCCCAAAAAACTCTCTCTTTGGTAAGGTGTCGCCGGTATTATGATTAAATGCCTTGAGTGTTTCCTTGCCTTTCTTCATTTGCACGAAAACTGTTCCAGACTTCTCTTTTGACTTTCTTCTACCCAGACCATCAAGCATCTTGCCTTTTAAAAAAAGATCAACACTGTCACGAGTAACGCCTTTTGCATCTGCATATTCTTTTGAGTACTTTTTAAACTTACCACCGTTGATTGTTCTACCATCTAGTGTTCGGTTTTCAATTACATCTATAGCGAGTTCTGCAAAAAGTTTTTTCTGTTTTGCAGTTGGTGTGTCGCCTAAATATTCCTTAAGGTTTATATCTTGTGATAGCTGTTTTAAGCTAACAATCATATTCCCTTTAGCTCTCTTCTTCTTCGCCATCTTCATCCGTTGTTGGTACTTCATTAATTACAATTGGTGAAAGTTCATTATCTTTTTTGATCTCGTCTAGTAAGCTTTGAGCCTTGTCTTCATCTTCAATTCCGTGAAGCATCATAACCGCTTGCTTTCTTGAAATTAATTCCATTTCTAATTTCTTTTCTATATTAGTAAGCTTTTCAGTTTCAGTTTCAATCATTTCTGGTTTGTAGTAATCTAACTCTAGTTCGCTATTTTCTGGCAGTGTTGTGAAATATTTCTGATCTAATTGTGTTACATCTAAAACACTCAGCCACTTTTTAATTATTCTAAAGATTTCATCTTCTGCGCATTTAAAAGCCTCATAGTCGTCAAC